ATATTATTAAAGAACACAATCCTATTTTATATGACACAGAAAGAAATAGAAAAAATTCTGGTATTAGTTATTTAGAAAGCATAGGAGGTATTAGTGTAGTATTAAATGATGATAATACATATTCTGGTATTACAGTAGAAAAAGTAGAATCATTTAATAAATTATTTCGTAATCCAGATATGTTAAATATAGTACATAATGATGTATATAAAATTATAGGTAAAAAAACTAAAGAAGATGCAACATCAAAAGATGTAAAACAAGCAATACAAACTATAGCAGAAAAACAATTTAAAAATAATGAAGATAGATTAAGTATATATAAAGAAAATTTATCTTTAATAACTAATGCTATATATGCAGATATTATATCACAAAGATTCATAGGAAGTGATAGTTTTGATGTACAAGGGTATATAGAGAAAGATTTAATATCAAGGGTAAATAAATTTGTACCATCATCTAAAACTCCATTTGTAAAATCTAAACCATCTAATAGCATTGACCACAAATTATCAACTAATAAAGAGATTACAATTACAAGTAAATATAACGGACTAGAATCTTTAATGAGTACTTATCAAGTACAATTAGCAAATGCTATAAAAAATAATGGCAATGTATCTATTAATGAAACACAACCAGAGTTACTATCTATTATAGAAGAATCAATTACTATACCTGATGTAGGTAAAAATAGAACATTTTTAGCTGGTGACTTAAAAGAAAAAACAAAAATAAATGATTTTAATACAATTATTGCTAGTGAACATAATTTAGAACTTAATTTTAATAATGCTAATTTAAAAACAAATCAAGAAATATTATCTCCAACTATATCTATTGATGGAAAAAAACAAAACATACCTATTGTAATAGGTAAAAATGCTAAACTACAAGAAATAGAATCTGAAGAACTTGAAGATGGGTCTACTAATGTTACTTATGCTGTGCAGTTACATCATATAGATAAAAAAAATATGACAGCAACTAATAAAGATTATTTAATGGATGGTACAGATGTATTTAAATTTACTATTAATCGTACTAACCAACTAAATAATGCAATCAAAAATAAAGCAGTATTAGATTCTAAAAATTTAATTAATAACAATATTAAAATAGCAAAACGAAATATAGAAAATAGCACAGTATTAGCAGATAAAGATAAACTTAGAATATTAGATAACTTATCTTATAAAGAATTTTCTGAAGATAATTTATACAAGGATATAAAAAATGGTGCTAATTATATTGCTTATCATAGAGATAATTTATTTTTAGCAAAACCAGATGAAAATGGACAAGTAGAAACAGTACGAGGTACTATTATATCTTTAGACTCTTATCCAGAAGAAAGAACTTTACAAGAGTATTTAAAGAATGATGTTGGTTTGTTAAAAAAAACAACACATTATTTAGTACCTACTAAAAGAGTTAACAATCAAGGTGAATTAGAAGATGTACCACAAAGTCAAATAGTAGGTCATGCAAAAGCATTAGGTTTAAATAATTTAGTATCTGGCAATAGTGTGAAAGAAGTAAGACAACATGAAATTAGATTAAAAAAAGTCATTAATGCTGATAATGAAACACACCAAAAAAATCAAAATATAAAAGCACCATTACCTATTTTTACTGAAAATGCTAAAGGTGTAAAAGTAACTATAGATGTTATAAATGAGGTATTAGATATATCTGATATAGCATTTCCAAGCACTAAAACTGGTAGAGATGATAACTTTAGAATGATGTTAGGTACTGCTAAAGTAGAAAGTAAATTTGGTACAGCAACAGGTACTTTTAATCCTAATAGAGTTAGCACTGGTATTTTTCAATTTGATAAACAAAGAACTGTAATTGATGAAAATGGAGAACCTAAAGTCATTACACCTATATTTCCTGATTTACAAAAATTTAAAATTAAATCAAGTAAAAAGTTTGCAAAAAATGTAGAGATAATGGAAAAAGCAATTAACAAAAAATATCCAGACATGAACTTTAAGTTTACAGAACTTAAACATTCAGATTTAAGAATACCATTTAATGCCGCAGTTGTAATGAGATTGTGGTTAATGACAATACCAAGTTCATATAAAACTGTAGACCAAGCGGCAAAACTATATAAAGATAAGTTTAATAGTCGTGATCCTAATGCACAAGGTAGTGAAGCTGGTTTTAAATTATTGAATAGATATTTTTATAATAAATCAGTAGAGGATATAGTAGATGGCTGATTTTCAGAATCCATATAAAATAAATCATATTAGAAGTAGGCTTCCTGAAATATTTGAAGTAGAAGATAATCCTACATGGTGGAAAGATGTTGGTAGTAATTATAAACTTATGTATGCTCCAGTTATATCTAGAGTAAAAGAAG